TTCGGGTGACATTATCCCCCTCAATATCACTAAACGTCTGGCCCACAGCCACATCACCGATAAATGATTCAGCCTGAACTGTGCCTTTAAACGTCCCGCTGGTCGCATTGATTTTCCCGGTAAACTCCCCGTCCGTCGCATAAACAGTCCCGCGTACCGTGACGCCGTTAAACGTCGCGTATCCAGATTTGTTAATATGCCAGCCGACATTCCCTGTCCCGTCCCAGGTATTTGACTGGATGTAGTTACCGATTTTCAGGTTGCCCACAGTCCCGTCCTGGATAAACGTGTCACGGATAAACGTCTGGCCGTTCTGAATAACAAACGGTAGTGTGACGGCTGAGCCAGCCTGGCTCATCACAGCGAAACGGTCAGCAAGGAAAATAACCTGTGACTGCATGCCGCTGGGTGTGTTTTGCACACCAATCCCCATCCCCGCCGCGTACTGACGCCCGTTCGCATCCAGGCCGACCTTTATCGAATACATCGCGTTCAGGTTGCCGTTGATATCTGCCACTGCCTGGGCATTCGTGGTAATTGCCGCAGCCTGGCCGTTTACCGTGACGCTCAGTGAGTTGATTCGTGTTGCAGAGGTCTGCGTAAAATCAGACATCGTTTTTGCGAAGTCCGTGATATTGGCATTGCCGCCAGCGGTCGCATCCAGGGTTTTCAGCGACTCCGCAACGGCTTTGCTCGCGTCCACCATCACGTTATCAACGCGCTGGATACCGGCACTGTTTGCGCCGTACTGAGCACTTAGCGTCATCCGGGTGTTAACCTGCGCCAGCGTCTCCTGAATCAATGCCACTGCCGTGTTTTGCACCCCACCAGCAGCATTAGCCGTTTTCCCTGACAGTTCGTCGAAACGGGATGCGGTAGAACTGTCTAGCGTGGACACCGCCTGTGTGAGCTGCGTTACGTTAGCGGTATTCTCCTCTGTCTGCGCCGTCAGTGTATTAACCGCTGTGGCGCGGGCCTGTGTCTCGTCAGCGAGCGCTTGCGTGAGTTGCGTTACCTGCGCAGCATTCTGGTCGGTTTTCGCCTCCAGGCGCGTGACGTCCGTAACGCGGGCCTGTGTTTCGGTGGCAATCACCTCACGCAACTGAGTGAATGAGGCACTGTTTACGCCGTTCTGCACCGACTGCCTCACCACCACATCAGCGATGGCCAGGGCATTACCAATGATGGCCTCTGCTGTCTGCCGGTTTGCACCCACTGCAGCCGCCAGTTGGTCGGCGTTTTGGGTAATTGTTGCGGCAAGCTCAGCAACGGTTTTGCTGGTTTCAACGGCATTTTCAATAAGGTCTTTGAACAGTTCGGTATCCTTGATCTGCTCAAGCACGGCATCAGTGATGTCAGACACATCAATACTGGCCTGCCCCCTCACCCAGTCGGTGTAACCCGACTCGTTCCCGGTCCTGTCCACCAGTTGCGCGCGATACCAGAAAACCTGCCCCGCCTTGAGGCCCATCTGCTGATATTTACGTAGCGGATACGGCACGTCCGCCAGCAAAACCGCATCATCAGTCGTACCCGTGGCGCTGTATTGAATTTCAGTTTTCAGCGTGTCGTCCGTGTTCGCAGGGAATCCCCAGTTCAGTTCAATGCCGAAAACCACATTGTCCGATGCCGTGAAACCGACAGGTTTCGGCGGATTTCCCGTTTTCCCGGTCAGTGTTGTCTCGGTTGAATATCCCCAGCCGGAGGAAATTTCAGCCGCGTTAATAGCCCGCACCCGCGCGAGATAACGTCCGGTATAGATGGCTGGCACCTCAAACGACGCGGTAGAGCTGCGGGGTACGTTCACCCAGTCGCCATCGTTACGCCGCCACTGGGCCTCGTAAGAAATGGCATTAGGTGCCTGGTCCCAGCTGACGCGCATTGTCTCCAGGCTGATCCCCTGATTCACAACGGCATAGCTGGAAATGACGATATTTGCAGGTGCAGACTGATTACCCGGTGGAATGACACTTACCGGGCGCTGATCGATAATCGCACCTGTATCGATGCGGGCATATTTATCCGGGTCGTGTGCGGCACCCACGATGGTGAATGTGCCGTCGTCATTTTCCGTAACACTGACGACGCGGTATTGCTGGGCATAAAGCGAATCTGACTCAACCACCCACACCGCCTGGGCTTCTGGCGTTGTAGTGAACACCGTCGAAACGGTGACTTTATTTCCGCTGACTGCCTGAATGGTTCGGCTCTGTGATGCGCCTGTCGGGAGGTTCACCATGATGCGATCACCCGCCACGGCATCCGGCACGCGGTCGAGCGTCAGTACCCGACCACTTACCGCGCTGATACGGCCACCCGTTACTTTTCGGGCCAGGTCCCTGTCACTGACTGCAATGATGTATCCCGGCTGCGGAATATTCCCGTCGAGCCCGACAGAGAAGGTCACCACGCGGTCTTTGTTATTGGTCAGAATGCCCCAGCGTCCCTTACGGTTTGCCTCCGATTGCCGGGTGCAGCCGATAGCCGTCAGTTCAAGCTGGTTAAAGCCAAAGCGACGCACCAGATCCTGCTCGAATACAGGCTCCATTGCGTCGGAATACGCATTCGCCGGGTCGGAGTATGAAACCAGTGCAGAGGTATAGCGGGTTTTAGAGGTGCTGCTGCTGTACGTGAATTTACCGTCAAGGGTATTTGCGTTCGTGTAGCTGTAATCGACATCACGCGGCATATCAGCCAGAGCAACAATCTGATTGCCGCCCCAGTACGTCATACCCCGGAAAATAGCCGCAAAATCCCTCATGACTGTGTATGCATCGTTACGGTCCTGGACGTAAACGTTGCAGGTATAGCGAGGCTCCATACCGTCTCCGCCCTTCCCGTCAGGGACAAGCTGATCGCAGTACTGCGCGATCTGGTAAAGAGACCACTTATCGATATTTGCCGCTGTCAGGCGGTCACCAAGCCCAAACCTGTCGCTCACTACCAGATCGTAAAAAATCCACGCCGGATTGTCTGTCCACGCCCACTTAAATGCGCCTGTCCATGTACCGCTGTAGGTGCGCGTTTCAGGGTCGTAAGTATCAGGTACGCGGATTACTCGACCGCGAGGCTCGCAGGATATCTGCGGAATGGAGCCATTAAACTGGCTGGAATCGAACTCGATATACAACAGAGCGGTATTCGGATAACGCAACTTGGCGTCGATCACTTCTGTGTAGCTCTGCAGCGTCATTGTGTCGCCGATTTTTGCGCTGTTCGCGTCTGCAGTGATTTTACGCAGGCGAACCGTCCACGTTGTGGCACCGGCTGGAAGATTAATACGGTGGCTGCGCTCATAACCTGACGTATTTTTCCCGTTAACTGAGGCACTGATTACCGTCTGAAATGTGCCACCGTTTGTCTGCAGATCAATCGCATAACTTATGGGATACCCGACTAAGTCTCCGTCATCTTCCTGCCGGAAAATGGACGGCCATTTGATACGCAGGCGAACGGCAGAAAGCAGTGTATTGGTCAGTGTTCGGGTCCACGGCGAAGCGCTGGAAACAACCACACCGCCCAGGCTGATTTCATTTTCACTACCGGGCATCCCCTGAATATAGGTCTGTGCCTGCGTACCAGAGCGAAATTCCCAGGCCACACCGCTGAAATTTGACGAATCGTCAGCATTCAGCAGCGGCGTACCATCCAGAAAAATAGATTGCCCGGTGAGGCCGCCAGAAAATTCGCCCTCTCCCAGCGCCAGCAGGATTTTTGCTTTCGCGACCGACTGCAGGTCATCAGGCTGTTCTGTCGGCGTGCGGGAACTGGAGCTGCCACCTTTGCGCCCCTGAATCTTTTTAGCCATATTGCGCCCATAAAAAACCTCCCGAAGGAGGTTGTTAAATTGAGGTGATTTTATTGCTGGTCTTCAACGTAAATTCCTGCAGAAATAATTGCACCGCCGATACGACGCTTGCCGTACAACAGAGGCACCGGATAGCCCTGCGACGTGGTATTCGTGACGCTACCGAATGCATATGACGGCTTATTGTCTGCTGATTGCGTTTTCGCCAAACCGGTAGGCTGAGGGGATAACAGTTGAATGACACCGCCGAGCGTTAAAGATGCCCCCATAGCGGCGACAGCCCCCCAGCCACCAGCAAACGCGGTTCCGCCTATACCAATTGCAGCACCGCCAGTTGCAAAAGCAGCGATTGTAACCAAAGCAACACCCAGGATAGTCTGGAGTAGTCCTCCACGCTTACTACCTATAATGACAGGCACTATACGGATGACCTCTCCGGTAACCGGAAATCCCAAATCATCCATTCCGATATTATTTTTGCCTTTGAATACCGCGTAGGTAAGCCCACGACGCTGACTGGAAATCATAAATTTTTCAAAGCCGGAAATAGTTGCTGCTAACGCTCTGGTGGCTTCATGTGTATTTCTAATTAACCGATGATGAACCTTGCCGAAGGTTTTACCAAGAACGCCAAACAGTTCTATACGAGTCATTATTTCTTTCATAAGCCACCAATAAAAAAGCCTGCCATAGCAGGTTTAGTGAAATCACAAGCACCTTTTAATGCTGTCTATTCGATCATTCACTCTATAAAAAAACAAAGCACTTTGATGATAAAAGTTAATCCTTGTCATATCGTTATCTGTGAATACATCTGCCATCTCACTTTGCGTTTCAGAGTAAACAGTTTTTCCATTATTAAGATTAATGTTATCTTGAATAAACACATTACCATAACGAAATACTTTTACTTGCCAGTCGGCCAATATACAATTGGATACTTCATTCACTGATTTGTTCGTAGTATATGTAATATCTGGTTTTTTATTTCGTAAGTCTTGCATATTTACACAACCGGAAAGGGTAAATATGGCAATAAATCCTATTAATATTTTCATGGATGCATTCCTTATAAATAATCATGCATCATGATAGCAGATTTATATGCCTCAAGATCATAACAGTTCTGTCTTTCCAATAGCCTCCATAGGGAACACGATTGCTAAGCATTCCGTACATATGATGCAATATCATGTTGCCTTCCAACAGGATCGCGGCGTGGTTCCACTTATTGGCCTGCACCTGCATGATCAGCACGTCGCCGAGTGCTGGCGTACCGGTAACCTCCCTGAAACCGCAGGCGTACCAGTTGTCCTGGTAGAAATTGTCTGGGTACTTGTCCTCCCACCACGGATAATCAACACGATAATCTGGCAGTTCAATACCGTACGTTTGCCGATAATAGGACATTACCAGCCCCCAGCAGTCGTAAACCCCCAGCACAAAAGGACGCTCCAGCAGTGGCAATTCGCCGCGCGGATTGATTGTACGCAGATCGCCTTCCGGCCAACTGACAATGTGCCAGGGCACCGCCATCAAGTCGCATTGCGCTTTATCCAGTTCGCTGGGCTGTGTTGTCGCGTCGGGGTGGCTATGCACAATAGCCGTTACCGTTCCCCACCCCTCGGCTGCGGCGTAGTCTTCCGGGCAAAGGACAAAATTGTCCTCCGGCACTATGGCAAGATTACGACACGGGAAATACCGCTCAATGCGGCTTTTCTGTGCCACCACACCACAACACTCACGGGGATATTCAGTGGCGGCATGCGCCATGATGGCATCTATGGTTTTCTGGCGCATATCAGCTCCTGATGAGTGACGTGCCGGGGAATCCGCCAAAAGAGAGTTCGTTATTTTCGCCGAACCGAAGTTTGCAGGCGGTCAGTGTGCCGTTGCACTGGTCCAGTGAAGGATCTGCCACCGGGTTGTTATTTTTGTCGAAGAAGTTCGTACCTGCGTAGTCACAACCATCACCGCTGCGGTATTTGCCGCGAATACACCACGTACAGAGAGAATGAAGCTGCCGTGTTGGAATCATCAGCCCCTGTAAATCCATCGGACTGGTTAGCCGAAACTCGACAGCCTCTGACGTTTCTGAATTTTTCCCGTCGATATACCAGACGTGCAATGTTTCCTGAGTGGGATCTGCAGTGGCATTGCCGGAAGGGAAATTGCGTGCATCCAGATATTGCGCCAGCGTGTCATGTATAGTGACCGTCGCTTTCAACAGGTCGTCATATGCCAGACAAAGCGCCGTGATTGAACCATCGAGATTCGCAACAGTGAGTTTTGGCGTGGCGCCACTACCGGTTGTCGATTTTTCCAGGCCATCAATCTGGCATGGCCACGCCGAATACTCGACACCCTGCCACCAGATGGATTTGGCCGGAAGTGTTGACTCATCCCCACCAGCAGCGGTTATTTCCGCTTCTGTATGGGGAATATTGTGATTGTGAAACCTCAAAACCTCGCCAACGCCAAACGCGGTACCGTCCACCTCAAACAACCGAACGGTGTTACCCGGTTCCAGTTTCTGATAATCGTTGTTTAAACTCATGGTGCAAACGCCTGTTCAAAGGTCACGGAAAGGTTGTATTTTTTATTGCCCAGCGGTGTGGGCTTATAGCCCGCACAACGGTATAAGCCCAACGGTTCAAGCGGCGGCGTCCACTGAAATGCTTTCACCCCACCATGCCTGTCCAGAAAGGCTTTTATCGCAGTGATATAGGTTTCGTTCCCCGTAAACTCCAGAGTCCACTTTTGCGAGCGCGGATTGAGCCCATCGCCGGAAACCTGCGCATAACCATCCCCAAACTGTGCTTTGCGTGTTCGGAAACTGACTTCCTGCTCCGGGTTGATGCGCGGGCACCAGGTAAATGTTTCGATAGCCATTAACGACCTCCTTTAGCCAGATTCCATACGGCACCGCCTGGAGCAATATCACGCGCCATCAGTTCGCGATAACGGCGCTCAACATAGCTCCCAATCTCCTTGCCGAATTGTTCTGTCATACCGCCATCCGTCTGAACGCTGGTATTGCCATTACCTTCGATGGTGATATAAACCTGCGGCGAACCGCTGGCTGTCTGAACGTTATTTACACCTGAATTGACAGCACGAACCCCCAGTGAACCATCAGCAGCGCGAGTCAGCGGCATAATGGCTTCTGGTCCTGCTTCTCCGAAAATTCCCGCGCCTTTGGCAAATGCGAATGTTTTCGGGGTGCTGTAAACACCATTGCTGTATGCGCTAAGTGACGGTGAGTCGTACACGTTACCGAGGGCATTAAGATGAGGCATTGGTACGGAGAAACTTTGTCCGGTGACAACAGTGCCTGACGTGGTGGACATTGCAGACGATACACTTCCGCCAATTAGTCCGGTGATACCACCAACCAAAGAACTAAGCAGCCCAGATGATTTACCCATGGCGCTGACGATTG